TACTAATACTCACTAATAAAACAAAAAAAATCATGGATTTAAAGGAACAAATTTTAGTGTCACTAGGTTTAAACAAATCAATTAAACTAGCTTGGCAAGAAAAAGCTGAAGATGGTACAATCTTTGTATCTGAAGCAGACACACTAGCAGCAGGTGCAGATATATCTGTACTTACTGAGGACGGAACTACAATATTATTACCTGTAGGAACTTACAGAACTGAAAGCGGATTAGCTTTTAGAGTAGACGAAGACGGAGTAGTTGCGGAAGTTTTAGAAACATCTTTAGAAGATACGGAAGAAGTAGTAGAAGAAGAAACTTTTGCTGACGTTGGAGATTGGGAAGGAATGGAGAAAAGAATCCAAAACTTAGAAGACGCTGTAGGTAAATTAAAAGGTGAAGAAGTTGCTATGGAAGATGAGGAAGAAAAGAAAGAAGAAGAATTGGAAGATGAAGCAGTTGAGGTAGCAGTTGAAGAAACTGTTGTTGAGGTTGTAGAAGTAGTTGAAGAAGCAGTAGCAGAAATTGCAACAGCAATTGATGACGCTACTCCTGCTGAGGTTACTCCTGAGTTAGCTGCAAAAGCTGCTGAGGTTGCAATTGAGATTATTCAAGAAAAAGCTGAAGAAGTTGCTGAAGAAGTTACTTTATCAAGAAGCAGAAAATCAAAAAGAAAATTCTCTAAAGCTAAAGCTTCTAAAGTTGCAAGACTTAACAGAAAAATCAAATCTTTAAAATCAAAGTTAAGCAGAAAACCTGCTAACAATCCTTTAAATGTAAATAAGTTTACTTCTAACAGAAGTCATGCAGTAAGTGCAGCAGATTACCGCAAGATGTCAAGCAAAGAGAAATTTATGTACGACTTAAATAGATAAAATAATATAAACTAAAAAAAATAAAACAATGGCTTTTACAACAACAAGCAACTTTGCAGGGAAGGCAGCAGGATTTTACGTATCGGCGGCACTTAAGCAAGCAAACTCTTTAGATTACTTAACATCTATTGAAAACATCAAGTATAAATCTAACATCCAACGTATGGAAGGTTCAGGGGTGGTTAAAAACGCATCATGCGACTTTACTGACGCAGGTACTTTAGCACTTACAGAAAAGGTTTTAGAACCAAAAAACTTACAAATCAACTTAGACCTTTGTAAGTCTACATTATTAGACTCATGGGAAGCTCTACAAATGAGAGCAGGAGCAGGAGCTCCACCACCTGCAAGCTTTAATGACTATGTAATTTCTTACATGGGTGAAATTATTGCACAAGCAACAGAAGAAAGTATTTGGTCAGGAACAGGAGCAACAGCAGGAGAATTTGAAGGTTTCTTAACAGCTGCTACAGGAGCATTTGCAGTAGATGGAACAGTAGTCGGTTCAACAGCTACAGGTGCTTATACAGCAGCTAACATTATAGCTAACTTACAGCAATTAACAGCTGACATGGCAGCTAACATTTCTGCAGTATTAAGAAAAGAGGACTTACATATTTACATGAACCCTAAAACTTACGCTTTCTATGTGTCTGCTGTATCTACTTTAGGATATGTTAATGCTTACAACATGAATGGAGATTATGCACCTGTATTTGAAGGGTACAAAATCGCAGTCTGCAACGGAATGGCAGACAACCAATTAGTAGCAGCAGAGAAGTCTAACTTATTCTTTGGAACTGACCTGTTAAGTGACGCGACGCGTATAACTTTAATGGACATGGCTCAACTTGACGGTTCGGACAATATGAGATTAGTTGCTCGTTACTCAGGAGGTGTTCAGTTAGGTGTTGGAGCTGATATCGTTCACCAAGACTAATTAAAATAAATTTACGGAAGTGGGTGCTTAGGCACTCACTCCCTTAACCTAAAAACATAAAATAAAATGGCGTGTACAGCACTTACAAAGGGAAGGGGACTCGACTGTAATAGAATTTCAGGCGGGATAAAGAATATTTATTTCGGAGTTTACGACCAATTCACAGCACCAATAACAACAACAGGTATAGTTGAAGCTTCAGGAGAAATTACTGATATTGAAATGGCTTCTAATGTTCTATACAGATACACTACACCTCTTGGTGTTGCAAGTCTTTCAGAAACAATTACAGGAAGTAGAGATAACGGAACAATTTTCTATACTCCAACTGTAAACGTAATTCTTAACAGACTGACAAAGGAAGACCAAAACGAAATTAAATTATTAGGGCAAACGAAACTTGTTATTTTTGCAGAATTAAATGCAACTTTAGCAAACGGACATAATGTAATAGTAGGATTAGGTATAACTAACGGAATGGAACTTAACGCAGGTACTATGGATAGTGGTGCTGCTTTCGGTGACAGGAACGGTTACACTCTTACATTTGATGGCTTAGAAAATAAACCATTTTCAATGGTAGCAGATTACACAACTACACCATTTGACAATGCAGCATTTAACTTTGGTGCAGGAAACCCTGTTTCATCTTAGTAGTTTTCATATATATTCTTGATTGAGGGGTGCTTAGGCACTCCTTTTTCTTTTTATTATTAACTGAATACAAATAAATTCAGACTATTTCTATTATATACTAGGCAAACTAACTATGATACAAGCAACAACATCAGCAACTATAAACATATATGTACAAACTGAGGACAATCGTATTGATACTTCTGTAGCTTCTACTCAGATAAGGCACTTAGTTAAATTTACAAACGACTTAGATAAGTCTGTTTATTATGCTTATGGTAATACTGAAAGCATTAAGGATAGATATACTAATATAAATATAACCTACTCGGCTTCACCTAATATTTATACAGGTTCAATAAAGTTGTTTCCTGCAGGATATTGGAAGTACGAAGTGTACGAGGTTAGTTGGATAGGAACAGTAACAGTTGGTAGTGGCTATGCACCTGCAACAGAAGATGATATTTTAACTCCTTCTGCTGACAATAAGGGAGTAGTGCAGGGGTTAGTTACAAAAGGGAAGATGTACCTATCTGAAAGAGATGGAACGCAGCAAGTTCAATACACACAAAGAGAAGCACCAACAGAAACAAACTATATATATTACGGACAATAAAATAAAAAAAAATGGCAATAGAAAACGTACAACAATTATTAACTGAGCAACTAGGTAAAAACGGTAGCACAGAAGTATTTACAACAGCAGCTCAAACTTCTAAAGATTGGTATTGTGTTTATTTCCCTGTAGCAAGTGTTGTGGCTTCAATAGCAGCAGCAGACGCAACAGGAGAAACAGCTTTACAAACTACTTTACCTGCGGGAACAACTTTGTTTATGAACGTGACTGCAATTACTTTGACGAGTGGAATTGGAATAGGTTACCATGAAGGAGTAACTACATAAGATATGTTATCACTTAAACAAGCATTAAGTTTAAACACAATAAAGAGCGTTTGGCAACCTTCTGATGAAACAAGTTTAGAAGCGTGGTATAAAAATCAAACAGGAATTACATTAAATGGTTCTGATGTTTCGGCTTGGGCTGATAGCTCAGGTAATGGGCATGATTTGTCACAAGCTACTGCTTCAGACCAACCTGCTTATAGTGGGGGAGTTCTGACTTTTGATGGAACTGATGACAATTTAGCTTCTAATCAAATTAATTTAGCAGCAAGTAGTGAATGCACAATAGCAATAAGAGGAGACTTTTCAAGTGGAACAGGAACTATGTTAGGTGATGATGACGGTACAAATGCTTTTATTAATATGCAAGCTACTAATGAAATAAGAGTTAGACCAACAGGTGGGCCTGCTGATTTTACTTTAGCTTCAGGGAATTTTGGAGATGGCTATATAGTAATTACGAGGGATAGTTCTAATAATTTCAATGCTTATTATAATGGAGCTTCTATTTCGGCACAAGTAAATAAAGGCGGAACAGTTAAAATAGATAACATGGGTTCATACAGCACTAATGACTTTTTTGACGGAACTATAAAAGAAGTTCAAATTTTTAATTCGGCAAGTGCTGCTTTAACTGCTAACATAAATACGTATTTATCAAAATTATAAAATGGAAAACATACTTAGTATAAACCTAGAAACACAAACTGCTCCTATAATACAGGAAGTACAGGGTAAAGAGTACATAGAGTACGGAACGGAAGAATGGAGAAACCTCTACCCTCAGTTCTTAATTGACCTTTACTACAACAGTTCAACTCATGCAGCGATTATAAACGCAACAGCAGAAATGATAAGTGGTGAGGACTTAGTTTGTGAAGACGAAAATACAGACTTAGACGCTTATGTAGAATTGAAGAAGTTTTTTAGGCACGCTAACGGTAAAGAAACTTTACACCAAGTAGTTAAGAAATTAGCTTTTGATTTTAAACTTCAAGGAGCTTACGCTATACATATTATTTGGAATCAAGAAAGAACTAAAATCGCTGAAGTCTACCACGTTCCTGTTGAACGAGTAAGGGCAGGAATACCAAACGATTTAGGGCAAGTTGATACTTACTATATATCTTCTAATTGGGCTAATGAAAGAGAAAACCCACCAACTGAGATAGCAGCGTTTAATACTAACGATAGAACAGCAACAAGTCAATTGCTTTATACAGGTGCTTACAGTCCTAATATGGACTGCTATCATACACCTGATTACATAGCTGCAAACAATTGGGCTTTAGTAGATCAAAGAGTTGCGGAGTTTCATTTAAACAATATAGAGAACGGCTTCTCAGGGAGCTACTTCATTTCCTTTGCGAACGGAGTACCGACACAAGAGGAGAGATTTCAGATAGAACAAAGTCTTACTGATAAGTTTACAGGAGCTAGAAACTCAGGCAAATTTATTTTGACGTTCTCTGACGACAAGACTAGAACACCTGAGATAACGCCTATAGCTGTTTCTAACGCTTCTGAGCAATACTTAGCACTTCAGGAGCTATTAGTTCAAAACATCCTTACAGGACACCGTGTAACGTCTCCTATGCTTATGGGAATTAAGTCTGATACAGGACTTGGCTCAAATGTAGACGAACTGAACGCAGCAGCTAATTTCTACTTAAATACTGTGGTTCAACCTTTACAGCTTCATATCTTAGACACTTTACAAACTATATTCTCAGTAAACAATATAGACTTGCCTGTAAGTTTTGTTCAGTTAAAACCTATTACGGTTGAGTTTACATCTGAGGACTTGAAAGCAGTTATGACGCAAGACGAAATACGTGAGGAATTAGGATTGAAACCTGCTGCTCATGTAGAAGTAAGGGAAGACTTAGGAGCTTGTGTTCATTTAGATATGGACGAAAGTGGGCTAGAAAAATTTATATCTGAGTACGGAGAGGACGTTCCTGAAGGTTACGAAATTGTAGATGAAGAAATGGTTAATGGTGAACACTTAAACTTTGACTTTGAAAAAGAATTAAACGATATAGCTTTTGAAAAGTTTGATTTTGCTTCAACAATTAGAGCTAACCCTAATGCTAGAGATAGTCAAGACGGACTAAACAGAGAAGGAAACGCTTTTTATAAAGTAAGATATGTTTATGCTACTGATAATTTCTTACCTAACAGAACAGGAACTAGCAGAAGCTTTTGCAAACAAATGGTAGGAGCAGGGAAGATATACAGAAAGAAAGATATAGTAGGAGCAAACAGCAATTCTGTAAATGCAGGGTTTGGACATAATGGTAATTCTTATGATTTATTTTTGTACAAAGGAGGCCCCAACTGTCGCCATTATTGGTTAAGGCAAATCTATCGTTCAACTAACTTAGCTGACGCTGATAGTGTTTACTATAAAGATGACTTAGATGATGATGTTTTAGTGAACTATACTAAGGCAAGAAGTGAAGGGTTTACTGCTGAGCAGAACGACAAGCTAGTAGCTATACCACCAATGAAAATGAAAAATAACGGATATTACAATTAATTATGGCATACGTACTATTTATATCAGAAGCGAAGCTAAAGGATAGCACAGCAATTAACTTGAATGTAGACACAAATACAATATTGCCTTATGTGCTACAAGCACAGCGTATTTATATAGAGCCAAAACTTGGCACAACGCTTTACGAAAAATTAGAAGCTGAAATTACAGCAGGAACTTTAGCAGGAGCATACAAGACTTTAGTAGATGAGTATATAGGCGACTGTTTGCCTTCTTGGGCGTTTCACATGTGCATACCCTACCTAAGATTTAAAACAGAAAATGGCAACATCTATTCTAAGACTTCAGAAACAGGAACAGCTTTAACTACAGAAGAAGCTCAGCACCTTAGAGAAGAAGTAAGAAACAATGCTGAATACTTTACGGAAAGAATGATTAAGTATATCACTAACAATGTTGGTAGCTTTCCTGAATACAATACGAACTCAGGTGCAGATATTTCACCTGATAGAAATGCTTACTATAATGGCATGAACTTAGAAAAACCTATGCAGCAGGGAACTAAGCTTACTTTAAGAAACTTTTTAAACGCTTCTGATTAATGAAGAAATATTACAAGCCAAAACAATCAAACATAATTAAATTAAAATCATACTTGAACAATGCCGATAAGAAAAGTAATACAGGACGTAGGAGAAGTAGTGGGAGTAAACGCAACAATTCTTAGCGTTACAACATTTACAAATTTAGAAACATTATTGAAGATACTTTTATTAGTAATTTCAATTATATATACAGCAGACAAATGGTGGTATCACAAAAAGCAAAGAGATGGCAAGAAAGATTAGTGTTGCTCATATTAAAAGTAATAGGAAGAAACGTAAAGGAGTTCATTCTAAAAACGCTTCAAAAGGACAAAATGCTTACAAGCAAACCTACAGAGGTCAAGGGCGTTAATCTTTTAATCATAAGAGATACCTTTACAGATAAATCAACTATCGGCAAGTTGTTTATCAATGGCGAAAGTT